CAGAAGCAGGGAATCCTCCAGATTGAGAAGTTCAAAGGGCGTGCCCTTTTGGCAGATGAGATGGGTCTTGGTAAGACTATTCAAGCCCTGTATTATCATAAGAGAAATAAGAAAAGAACGACCGTAGTTGTATGCCCAGCATCGCTCAAATATAATTGGGCTAGGGAAGCATCAGTTCATATTGGAGAACACGCAGAGATCATAGAAGGCAGAAAGCCGCCAAGCTCCATGGGATTCAATCAGAATAGGTTTATCATCATTAACTATGAAGTCTTAGGGGCTTGGGTTAAACACCTTAGAAAGATGAAGCCGAGTTTGGTTATTCTAGATGAATGTCACTACATTAAGAATCGAGCAGCCAAAAGAACCAAAGCAGTTAAAGCACTCTGCAAAGGAGTCAAGGAGATTATCGCCATTAGCGGAACTCCACTGACAAATAGACCAGCTGAATTATTTCCGATTCTGAACCTTCTGAAGCCGAGTAAATTCAAAGCCTTCATGCCGTACGCATTGCGATACTGTAACGCCAGAAAGACCCCATGGGGATGGGACTTCAAAGGTTCGCAGAATCTTAATGAACTACATGAGAATCTGACCGAACTCATGATGGTCAGACGACGAAAGAAAGATGTCTTGAAAGACCTGCCGGAGAAGTCCCGTCATGTTATTACAGTCCCTATAAGTGACCGAAAAGAATATGACGAAGCGGAGGAAGACTTAATCGCATGGCTTGCTAAACACTCAGCAGGAAAAGCAAGACGTGCTCAGTCGGCCGAAAGATTAGTCAAGATGGGTTATCTCAAAAGATTAGCAGCTGAACTAAAAATCGAAGCCGTGGTGGAATGGATCAAGAACTTTTTGGAAGAGACGGATGGGAAGTTAGTCGTGTTCGGAATCCATAAGAAGATTATTGACCGAATCAAATCAGAGTTTAAGAACTCTGTATTCCTAACAGGAGAAACCAAGTCAAAAGAACGGCAGATGGTCGTCGATAAATTCCAGAATGATCCGTCAACTCGATTATTTATAGGGAACCTACAGGCAGCAGGAGTGGGTCTGACGTTAACAGCTTCAAGTACAGTCCTGTTTGCCGAACTCGGTTGGACTCCCTCAGAGCATACTCAAGGTGAGGATAGAATTCACAGAATTGGACAGCGTAATGCAGCAGCGTGCTATTACATGATTGCTGATAATACCATCGAAGAAAAGCTGTCACAGATAATCCAAAACAAGCAGAGTATTTTAACCGCTACATTGGATGGAGGTGAGACCAAAGAGGAGCTCACGATATTCGATGAACTTCAGAAGGAACTTATATCATGAAACCAAAAGCAACTTTATTCCTCCGAGGCATCTCGATGGATGTTAAAAATCATTTCAAGGCACACTGCGCCAAACGCGGGAAGACCATGACTGAAAAGATTGAGGAGATGATGAGGGAAGCCGTCAAGAAGGATTCAAAACTTGAGACTCGATAACTTGCTGCGAAGATTAAATGTCCCCTTTGTCAGCGAAGGACATAATCATTGCAAAGCAGGTTGGCTACAATCAGACTGCCCATTCTGTGGACGAAACACAAACAAGTATCATATGGGTTGGAATCTGCGAAACAATTATGTCCATTGCTGGAAGTGCGGTCATCATAAATTGAACGCCACTTTGGTTGAGTTTAGTGGTCTGTCATATTCAGAAATTAACTCACTCGTCAAAGAACTTTCAAATTCAAATTATCTTCAGAACGATATTAAGACAACAGGGAAGTTGGAGCTTCCGTCTGGTTTAACTGAATTACAAAAACCCCATCGCAAGTATCTAATGAAAAGAGGATACGACCCCGACAAGTTGATTAACGATTGGGGGATCCAAGGGATAGGGCTTCACTCTTATCTTGCTTGGCGGATATTTATTCCGATAGATTACAAGCAGAGAACAATCAGCTGGACCAGTCGAAGCATCAAGAATAAAGTCAAAGTCCGCTATATGTCAGCAAACGCAAAGCAAGAAGCCATGAACCATAAACATGTTCTATACGGAGAGGACTATTGTGGCCACGCCATCATAGTTCACGAGGGTGCTTTCGATGCTTGGAGAACTGGTCATGGTGCGGTTGCTACTTGTGGTATTGGTTTCACAAGACCTCAAGTTCTAAAATTATCCAAGTTTCCTATTCGCGTGATATGTTTCGATAACGACACAGCTGCTCAGACCAGAGCAGATGATTTATGTTCCCTCTTGGAGCCTTTCCAAGGTGAGACGTATAACGTGCAGCTATCATCCAAAGATGCATCCGAAGCATCAGACAAAGAGATAAAACAACTTCGGAGATTCTTGGCATGAGTAAATTCAAAGGCGTATGGATACCAGCTGAGATTTGGAATCTGATGGTCTCTGGAGACCTATCAGTTAGAGAGGTCCAACTGCTATCAATTATCAGAAATCTGGAAGAATCCAAAAATGGGTGCTTCGCCTCCAATGAATACTTTGCTAAAGTTTTAGCCGTCAGTCAAGTTTATATTTCAAGGATGATTAAAAATCTAAAGCAGCGTGGGTTCATCGAGCAAGTAAAGTTCGATGGCAGGAGGCGGCACATAAGAACCCTATCAGTGGTGCCGGACATGAACAGAACCAGTCATGTCAATAATCAACCAGTCTTAAACAATCAGTTTAACTCTGAGTTAAACTCCAGTGCTACCCTCTCTTCCCCTACGGGGAAGATAAATAAAAAAGCATATGCGGCAACTCCGTCGTTTGGTTTTGATTTCTGTGAAATTCCAGATGAAGTTTATCCTTTCGACTACGAATGTTGCCAAAGACTTCTTGAGTATCTGCCTGCAAAAAAACGAAAGAGGTCTGTTCCAAAAAGTTGGCCAAATCAAATCAGATTGATGAGAGAATCTGACCAGATTGAAGAAGACCAAATCACAATGGCATTGGATTGGTACGCTAAAAATCATACTGACCAATGGACACCAAAATGTCATACGGCCAAATCCTTCAGAGATAAATTCCATAGGCTACTGGATGCTATTGATCGGACAAAATCAGATAGTAAACCAGACGTTGTCATATCCGAAGAAGCCAAAAAGATAACCGAAAGACTCCTCACGAAGAATTGGCCCGGTGACTGTGACGATAATCTTATAGGATACGTCCAGATTAGCTTAGATGCTTACGACTTGTTTCGGAGTAAAGTCCATAACCTATTCAAAGAAGTATCGTCAGATGAGCTGTCCGAGCGTGTAGAAAGAATGAAGAATGACCGATTCAAGAGTCTTTTGAATCATGTTATCGAATCCCTGCCACAGACCAGCCACTTTGTGGAGAAATGGTTTGAGTCAGTATGGTCCAGAATAGTCAACTGGCCGGATTGGAGTGGGAAGCTCCAGCCGTTTGTATTCAGAATTGACTCACCTGTTTTTACTAAACAGCTAGGTCAGATATTTTCTGATTACGGCAGACAGTCCACGGAAGTACACAAATTCATACGGAGATTACACGAGTCAGATGAAAGTAACAAAACGTGATGGCAGTGAGGAACGTAAAATTCTAATCGGCATGATTGTCGATACTCACGTCCTAGGAAGAATCGCATCCAAATGGGAACACAATCTATTCAAATCAGTATGGGGTAATCTGGTCGCCACTTGGTGTATTGATTTCTACAATGAATATGAGACAGCCCCTAAGCAAGAGATAGAATCCCTTTTTGAATCTTGGGTATCTAAGTCAGCCCAGGACGAAGAAACAGTTGAGCTTGTCGATAAGTTTCTGTCTGGATTATCTGATGAATATGAAGCAAGAGCTGAAGCATCTAATTCAAATTACATAATCGACCAAGCGTCAGCCTATTTCAATAAGGTAAAACTTTCGTCACTTAGTGAGTCGATTAAAGGCGACTTAGTAAATGAAGATATTGATACCGCCCTTGATCGAATCAATACATATGGTCAAGTAGAAATGGGTACGGGAGCGGGCATCGATGTTCTTACCGACGACGATGCTATGAAAGAGGCCTTTCAAGAGCAGCAAGAAGCCATCGTCAAATATCCAGGAGACCTAGGCAAGTTCTTTAAGGGGGCACTTCAGCGTGATGCTTTTATCGCCTTCATGGGGGCTGAGAAAAGAGGCAAGACATGGTGGCTCATTGACGTTGCTTGGCGTGCTATGTGTCAGCGTCGAAGGGTTGCCTTCTTTGAAGTTGGCGATATGAGTCAGAATCAAATCATGCGGCGATTTATGACTCGTGCTGTTCGAAGGCCTCTCAAGCCTAGATCCTATGATTACCCAACCCATATTGAACGTGAGCCAGGAGTTCCTATTGCTCTGATAGAACACGAGAATAGGAATCAGCAGAAGGAGATTGGTTGGCAATCGGCACGTAAAGCCTGCCAGAAGATAATAGCCTCCAAAATCAAATCACAGGATTCGATGCTTAGATTGTCTTGTCATCCTAACTCTACTCTTACTGTCTCTGGAATGAAATCTATTCTGGCCTCTTGGGAGCGTGACGGTTGGGTGCCTGATGTTATCGTTATTGACTATGCGGATATTCTTGCCGCTCCTCATGGGTACAAAGAGACACGGGACCAAATTAACGCCAACTGGAAGCAGCTTCGTGCCCTGTCTCAATCGCATCATTGCTTACTGGTAACCGCTACTCAAGCCGACGCAAGTTCATATAACACCAATACGATTGGTCGGTCTAACTTCAGTGAAGACAAACGAAAGTTTGCTCACGTCACTGGTATGGTTGGGCTTAATGCGACAGCGGAAGAAAAGGAGAATGGGATCACACGGTTAAATTGGATCGTCCTACGTGAGTCAGCCTTCTCAGAGAATCAATGTATCCATGTCGCAGGCTGTTTAGATGTCGGGAATCCAGCCATCAGAAGTACCTTCTAAGGTCAATCTTCATTTTATCTTCAGAAAGTTTCATGGTTTTAATACTTCATACATAGTGTTAAACATCTACTTTCTTTTTATTTTGAAAAAGTGAAGAGAAAGTGATTCCTGACGACGATAATTATGATAGGATTAAAGAGTCAAGTTAATACTTCTTACAAATTAAAAACTTAAGGATCAAATCAAATGTCAAACGAACTTCAAAATCTGGTACAAGAATCCAACCTATACGATTTTGCACGCAAAGGTCGAGCATCTCAATTTTCAAATGAATTCAATCGTCGATTGGTTCACGCTCTGAGTGCAAGAGCACCGAAGGTTGTTGAATTTCTACAAGCTGTTTTAGATAATCGTGAAGTCAAGGAAGTTTGGCCTCCACAAGTTCTTTCGGTCTACGAAAACTTACTTGAGCACGCCAAATCAGAATTACTTTTTGCTTAATTACAAAAATCATCATTTCAAAATCTTAATCACAAGGATCAATAAGATGAAATTATGGGAAAAAGAACAAAAGGTCAAATCGTGGGTCAAAGAAGCCTTCGATGCCAACGGAATCGAGCAAAGATGTTACAGCGTCTTGATTAGATTCTCAAAGAAGATGACCAGATGTGCTGGTACTGCGGAATGGCGACCGGCAAATTGGTATATCAATCCAGACGATGGTGATTATTTTATCACAATGTCCGATCCACTATGGGATAGGTGTGACGATGCCGAACGGCGAAACACAGCAATCCATGAAGCGTGTCATGTCCTTGATCATATCATCAATGGCGATATGGATGGGCACGGTGAGGGATGGCAAGCTTGTATGCGAGCTGTTGGTCTGCGTCCAATACGGACTCACAAGATTGACCGCACTGGATTAAAAAGAGTTGTCGCAGCCCACTGCCCATGCGGAGCCGTCAAAGAGATTGGTAAAATCCGAGCACAGAGAATGGGAGTCAAAAACTATTTTTGCAAAAAGTGCAACGGGGACATCAAACTCGGTGAATGTGTAAGTCAAAAGAACCATCCAATCTGGGGATAAAAATGGAACGTCAAAAGAAAACAATACTCGTGTCCAAGTCAGGAAGATTTGAATTATCCAGAGTGACAGAATCATATCGCAACTCAAAAGAGTGGTACGGAATATTCGATGGAGAGAATGTGATTCACATGGCGGATAGCCCAGAGTTTATTGACACGATATGGACACGCTATCAGTACCAAGATAAATAGGAGACAATCATGCACCCGTTATTAACGCCAGATGAGATCACCGCTTTCAAAGCACTAGGATTATTAATAGCAATCGCATTTATATTTGCATTGCGACATCATGTCAAATCAAATTCAGTTCACTACGATAATTAATCGGAAGGATTCTGAAGAAGTCAAGGAGGACTTTATGCTTACACTATCCAGAAAAGAACGTGAAGGAGTAGTCATCGAAGTAGATGGCGTGAAGATTGCGGAGGTTTTTATCTCCAAGATCAAATTCCCAAACAGGGTTTTGCTATCTTTTGATGCAGACAAGGAAGTCAATTTTATTAGGAAAGAAATCCATGAAGATAACCGATCAAAACTTACGAACAGCTAATGCGACAATGCTCTGCATCATCGCCTTTACCGTCGGCCTAATTTGCGCCTTTACAGGTTGTGCTACCACCTTCCGAATGGAGACGACCACCAAATCAATTAATCCCGGATACGAGACATTGTCAAATGATAATTACCTTACCACAAGCCATTAAGCTATTACGTGATCTTGAACTTCCTGTTTCAGACAAATGGTCGGTCGATAGAATCGCACAGAAGTTAGATTGGATTCCATACTGTGTTAATGAGCAGACAGACGCTAAAGAATCCCAAGAACTCTTGAATGAATTACTTATTGCAATCGCAGATGACAACGATATAATCATTCAGAGTGATCAGGGAGATGCGATGATTGAGCCGGTACTCGCCGAGGAGAGTTTCTTTAACAAGTTGGTACAGAAGCACTTCTTAAACAAAGACGGTACTCGCAGAAAAGCCGGTGTGATTCAGTCGATAGTTGAATTCCTTTGCGGTGCCTCAGAAGAATCTCCCATCAATAAACAAGATTTAGTCAAAAAGATAATCGCTAGGTTCCCAAGAAAGACAGAGCGGTCTATCATGTCCAGTATCAACTCACAAGTACCGACTCAGCTCAGAGTTATGAGACAAATCAAAGTCAGTACAAGCAGAGAAGGATACTGGATAGCAGAGGAGAATCAATAATGGATCCGATAGATGATTTGGCTTCACGACGACCGACTCGTGAGAAGAAAAGTGGACTGTTCGATATAGAACCAGACTGGCGTGAGCACTGGTGGGGAATGCCCGACTATACGATGAATGATGCCCAGCCGTCGCAAAGAATTACTATGAACTTTATGACGTATGAAGATGTCCTAGAGTTTGCTGAAAAGATAGGAGCAAAGGTAACCAACAGGACCAACTCACTATTCTATCCTCCACAGGATCAACTAAGGGGTGAGTTCCAATACGAAGGTCCGAAAATAGATAGCCGATACCCTATCTGTATCCCATCCAAAGGACGACACGATGTCCAGACAACTGGTAAAGTTCTTGACTCATTGGGAGTCAACTATAAGTTCTTTGTTGAGGAGACAGAAGGTGATTTATACAAAGAGCATCTCGGAGAAGATAAAGTTGAAGTCATGCCCTTTCACGACTTAGGAGAAGGCTCTATCCCAGCAAGAAACTTTATCTGGGAATGGGCGAAAGAAAGAGGGCATAAACGACATTGGATAGTGGACGATAATATCACCGACTTTTCCCGAACTCATATGAATCGAAGATTGATTGTGAGAGGTGGGGGATTCTTTAATGCGATGGAGGACTTTGCTGATCGTTATGAAAACATTGCTTTGGCCGGACCTCATAGTCGAGGCTTTGTCGCAGACCGAGACCCAAGAAAAGCAGCCTTCATATTCAACAGCCGAGTTTACTCCTGCATCCTAATCGATACAGACCTAGATTATAGGTGGCGAGGGCGATACAATGAGGACACAGACCTATCTTTGCGTATGCTAAAGGATGGATTGTGCACTGCTTTATTCGCAGCCTTTACGATGCAGAAGTTCACGACCCATAAGGGGACTGGAAAAGATAACGGCGGCATGAAGGGAGGCAATACGGATCACGTATACAATGATGAGGACTACCGAATGTCCTTTGCCAAGTCCCTACAGGAGCAGCATCCTGATGTCGTTAATATTATCTGGAGATGGGGTCGATGGCACCACCACGTGGATTATACTCCGTTCAAGAAAAACAAGCCGGTACTGCGTGCTGGAGTGACTAAAACGAAGGAAACAAATAACTACGGAATGGAATTGGTAAGGAAGAATGGATAAGAATCGAACCATCAGAAAAAACACAGTTGCGTTTGCTCCCATCTCGATAATGATAAGGGAGTTTGACAGCGTCGAAAACAAATACGGCAAACTATCAGCAATGCAATTAAGAACAAAGCTAAAAATCGTAGGCAACTATGATGAGCTGACACATAAGCTGCTGCATTTATTTGAGAAGGACTATATTCAAGATGAGTTCATTAAGAATTATGATAACAAAGTATTCATAGAATATGATGACGAAACCCTAGAGGAGTTTATCCATCTCGGAGGCAGAGATGTTTGTGATGTCATATCAACAGAAAAAGCCAATGGCGATTCTATTGTTCGTGAGATGTTTATATTCTTGAATCAAAAAATCAGAACGGTAACCAACTCAAGGTGCCAGCTGGAGACGTTAAAAATATCAGGGCATGAATTTGCCTTTTACCACACACATGAAGTTATAGGTGCAAAATGAAAGTAAATAAAAATGATTTGTTATCTCAGTTGGAGATGGCCAGCTCTGGACTTAGCAAGCGTGAAATGATTAAGCAATCAGATTGTTTCGTATTCATAGATGGAAGACTTCACACATACAACGAAGAAGTTAGTTGCTCTTGCGATTCTGTTCTTGAGAACTTTACTGCCGCTGTTAAAGCAGAGCCTTTGTTATCCGTTTTAAGAAAGATGACGGAAGAAAACATCGAGATAAAATTCACCGATAGTGAATTCATCATCAGAGGGAAGAGGCGTGAAGCCGGCATCCGATTGGAGAAAGAAATAGAACTCCCTCTTGAGACGGTAGAAAAACCAGAAGACTGGAAAAGTTTATCGTCGGAGTTTGATCAAGCCGTTCAGCTTGTTTCTCAATGCACGAGTACAGATGAAACTCAATTCAGATTAACGTGCGTCCATATTACTCCCAATGAGCTGGAGGCATCAGATAGATTTCAGGCATCCCGATATAAGCTGAATACGGAGATAGAATCAAAAGCACTGATCCGTAAAGATACTTTGAAAAGCATTGTTGATTTAGGCATGAATGAGATATCTGAGACGGACGATTGGTTGCATTTTAGGAACCCCGCTGGTCTAGTTATCTCGTGTCGAAGATACTCCACCGAAGAAAATGAATTCCCAGACCTTGAGAGCATCTATGATTTTGAGGGACAGAAAACCAAACTACCCGCTGGCATAACAGAAGCTGTGGAGAAGGCAGAAATATTCTCATCTGATAACCTAGACTCGGACATGATTATGGTCCAGCTAAAGCCTGGTAAGTTGCAGATTAAAGGTGAGGGGAATCTTGGATGGTTTACTGAGTTTCACGATGTGAACTATACAGGTTCTGACCTAAGGTTTAGAATCGCACCAAAGATGCTCATAGAAATATCCAATCAACATGATGAATGTGAATTAAATGAAAGTTTAATCAAAGTTGAGAACGATAATTTTGTATATGTAACTTTACTGAGTATTGCGGAAGATGAGTAACGGATTCTTCAATAGTTCCTTAACGGAATCTAAAAAGCCTCCAAGTCTCCTTCCTAAATGCGGAGCCTGTAAACTTGATCTGAAATGTAATTCACCAAAACTGAATTATATTGGAGAAGGCAAAAAGAAGATTCTCATCATTTCGGAATCGCCATCCAAAAGTGATGATGAGAATGGGAGACTTTACTCCACCCCACGCCCTTCTTTGCCTCTTGAATCAGCATTAAGAAAATCAGGTGTCAGATTAGAACGTGACTGCTGGCTTACTACCTCGCTGATATGTTACAGCGGTAAAGAGCCAACGTCGGATCAGATAAGCCACTGCCGACCCAATCTGATTAAGACAATCAAGCAGTTAAAGCCAGACGTTATCATCCCTATGGGTAGGTCTGGCATAGCTTCTCTGATACCGCATTTATGGAAGGAGCAAATTGGAGCTGCTTCAAGATGGTATGGTTTTCAGATACCATCGCAGAAGATAAACGCATGGGTCTGTCCGACTTATTCGCCAATCTATGTTTATCAATTAAGCAAGTCCAACGATGCCAAAAAAGAAGTTCTCAAGATTCACTTTGAGAAGCAAATCAAAGCAGCTCTTGCTCTAAAGGGAAAGCCGTACGATGAGGTCCCTGATTACAACAAAGACATCGAAATCATAGACAAGCCATCGCAAGCAGCTAGGATTATCCGTAAGATGATCCAGAAGGGCGGTACAGTGGCTTTTGATTATGAGACGGATAGAATAAAGCCAGACAGCGACAGCTCTAGGATCGTCTCCTGTGGCATCTGCTGGAATGATAAGAAGACTATTGCCTATGACTGGAAGGGTGAAGCTATCGAAGCCACCCGTGAGCTTCTTCATTCTCCGCTTCCTAAGATTGCGTGCAACTTAAAGTTTGAAGATAGATGGACAAGAAAGCATCTCGGCAAGCGTGTTCGGAATTGGTACTGGGACACGATGCTCGCCGCTCATGTTATCGACCAAAGACCTAGGGTATCCAGTATCAAGTTCCAGTCGTTTGTTCTGCTCGGAGCTCCGAGTTATGACGAACACATTGGCAAGTATCTTGCTGGCGATAAAGACAAAGAGTCCAACAACATCCATCTCATAGACCGTAAAGAGTTGCTGACCTATAATGCTATGGATGCTATTCTGGAATACAAGGTTGCTATGAAACAGATGGACATTCTGGGTTATCCTAAACCCAATTCTCAATAATCGCCAAAAAACCTTCTGCGGTTTTATTCTACATACATAGCATATATCTCATACTTTCTTTTTATTTTGAAAAAGTGAAGAGAAAGTGGTTCCTGACGACGATAACTATGTTAGGATTAAAGAGTCAAGTTAATAGTTCTTACCAACAAGGATCAATCAGATGTCTTTCAACGAAACAAAAAGCCGAGTTTACGAAGTCAAAACTACCAACGGAAATTTCCGATTTTTCGCAGACGATAAAGAACTTGCAGAAGATCACATTTGGACAATGGAAAGTTTCCCAAACTTCAAAGCAACTTCAAAAGTTAAATTCATCGGATGGGCTTTTGAAAGTGACGACCTAGACAAAATGTTCATGTCAGTCTAATAATTCAAAATCTTAATCACAAGGATCAAATCAATGTACGTTTCATTCAGCCTAAAAAAGACAGACGACGGCAACTTTATGCGACTGATAGATATGGACGATAATGTCCTAGTGAGTCGCAAGCTCAGCGAGCCAAAACGATTATCTGGCAGCCGAATGAACTACGGAAATATTTCACGGATTCGGGCCGAGTTGGCAAGAATCGCCAAGAACAAAAACTGGACCATCTTGTAACAATAATTGAAATCAAACAATCCTCGGAACGATAATAATTCGATCCGTGTGGCACCTGAGCAAGTGTAAAAACTGCGTACCGCGATTGCGGGCGGGCGAAAGCCAGCTGATCCCATGTTCCTTGATCCTTTCATGGTCGATTAGAGTTGCTGCTGAATTAACTTGACAGTATGCACAGCAATGCCCGCAATCGCATTTTTTATGAGACAATTATGAAGCCAGCAACTCCAGACGCATATCGACTTCTCCATCACGGCTGTATCGCACTCAGCAATGTCGAGACCAACGGAATGAGAATTGACGTTGAGTATCTTGAGAAGACATCCAAACAGCTCTACTCCAGAATCAAAGATATGGAGGAGGATCTCAAGTCAGATAAGGTATTCAAAATCTGGCGACGACAGTACGGAGAAAGAACCAATCTAGGAAGTCGTGAGCAACTAGGTAAAATCCTATTTGATGTATTAGGTCACGAGTGTCTTCACAGAACTCCCACCGGCAGACCCAAGATGGATGCGACAACTATGGGGGCTATTGACGAACCGTTTGTGAAAACATTCGTTGAGATGGAGCAACTCAAGAAGATTAAAAACACATTCCTTTCTGGGATACAGAAGCAGACTTGCGATGGGTTTATTCACCCGTCATTTAATCTTCATACGGTCCAAACTTATAGGAGTTCTTCCGACTCTCCTAACTTCCAGAACTTTCCTATTCGTGACCGTAAAGCTGGAGAGCTGATTCGGAGATGTTTCATCCCTCGTGATGGGCATCGAATAGTGGAGATTGACTACACCGGTCTTGAGGTTCGCATAGCTGCGTGCTACCATAAGGACCCCACTATGCTTGAGTATATTAAAGATGAATCCAAAGATATGCACAGAGACATGGCAGCTGAATGTTTTAAGTGTGAGCCAGAGCAAGTCTCCAAGGAGCTTCGGTATTGTGGCAAGAACATGTTTGTGTTCCCTCAGTTCTACGGCGATTTTTATGTGAACAATGCCAGAGCATTATGGGAATCCATAGATGCTATGAATCACGAAGTAGATGGCGTGCCTATGAAGGAGCATCTACAGCAGAACGGAATACACGAGTTAGGTCTTTGCGAACCTCAGGAGAAGCCACGACCAGGAACTTTTGAGAAGCATCTACAGCAAGTTGAGAAAAGATTTTGGAATGAGAGATTCCCGACCTACGATAAATGGAAGAAAGAGTGGTACAGAAAATATCTAAAGCAAGGTGGATTCAATACGCTGACTGGCTTTAAGATTGAAGGACTGCTAGGACGTAATGACGTAATAAATTATCCAGTCCAAGGATCTGCTTTTCACTGCCTCCTGTGGTCTTTAATCCAGTTAAATAAGTGGCTGGTAAAGAATAAGAAAAGGACCAAGATAGTTGGGCAGATTCATGACTCAATCGTATCTGACGTTCACGAGGATGAGCTTGATGAATTTCTACAAGTTGCTAAAACGATAATGACTCAGAAGATAAGAAATAAATTCAAATGGATAAACGTACCGCTTGACGTTGAAGCCGAGATAACTCCAATCAACGGTTCGTGGTTTGAGAAAAAGGAAGTTGAAATTAAATGACCGAAGAACTCTACAAAAAATACCGACCAAAGAAATTCAAAGAACTTAAAGGGCAGCCAGTTACCTCCCAAATATATAAGCTGATTAAAAATAAGAAGTTCCCTCACGCAACCTTATTCGCTGGCCCATCTGGCTGTGGGAAAACAACTCTGGCACGAATCATCCGAGATAAGCTAGGCTGTAGTGATTCAGATTTTAATGAAGTGAATTGTGCTGACTTTCGTGGAATAGATATGGTCCGCGAGATACGAGGTGTAATGAATCTTGCGCCGATGGGCGGTGGAGTTCGTGTCTGGCTTATTGATGAAGCCCATCAACTATCTTCAGCTGCTCAGAATGCTATCCTAAAGATACTTGAAGACACACCGTCACATGTTTACTTCATACTGGCGACGACAGAGCCTCAGAAGCTACTGAAAACGATACGAACAAGATGTACAACATTTACAGTAAACGGTCTGAACTATGAAGATTCACAGAGTCTGATAACGTCCGTATGTGAACAAGAGCAGGTTGAGCTTACTGAAGATGTCGTAGATGCTCTTGTTAAATATGGCGACGGATCGCCGAGACAGATTCTTGTCCTCCTAGATTCAATCATTAATATCGAAGATGAGGAGGAGCAGTTACACGCCATCTATAAAAGTGAAACAAAAAGAGAGGCGATTGAAATATGCCGTGCTTTGTTTCAGCCAAATCCCAGTTGGTCGCAGATAGCATCTATCATCAACTCACTTACCGAAGAGCCAGAGTCATTACGCTGGATGATTATCGGTTACGCCAAGAGCCTACTTTTGAAACAGAAAGTCCTCAATGCCAAATCAATGAGAGCATATAGAATTATTGAGGCATTCAAAGTAAACTTTTACGACTCCAAATTGGCAGGATTAACCGCTGCTTGTTTTGAAGTTTGTTTCGATGATGAGTAAATCAAAATCAACTCACTACGATAATAATAAAAAAGGAGAATCAAATGGAATCAAGCATACTTGACATCGATGAATACAATTTAGACCTGGAGTGGAAACGACAGCCAACGCTGTATCTTGAAATGGCGACTGAACTTGCCGACGCTAAAGGCGACCACGATGCCGCCAAGAGTGAGCTTGAGATTGTTAAAGCAAAACTCAGTATGAAGATTAGAACGAACCCAGATGTTTTCGGTCTGGATAAGGTCACAGAATCTACTGTCAATCATGCTCTTGTTACCCAAAAGGAATACGCTATCGCACAGGCAGAAGTGATTAAAGCAAAACATAAGGTAGATTTACTTCAAGCTGTCGTAGTTGCTCTTGAGCATCGTAAGAGGGCACTAGAAAGTTTAGTCAGTCTCCACGGACAGAAATACTTTTCAGAGCCTTTGACCAGAACAGAAACTGATCAAGAAGCCCTTGAAGATGCAACCAAAACTAGAATTAGAACAATGAGAAATTCTTAATCAAAGGAACCTAGAATGATAAAGAAGAAGAAGAAACTGAAACTTGGATCGGCTAGAAAGAAAGCTCTATCACAATCTCAGCCATTTGAAAGAACATCTTTCAGAGTCCCTGAGGGAATGGATGTTTTTAAGCTGAAAGAAGCGGGCAGGAAGAAGATTGAAATCCTCCCAGTCTTAGCGACCGCAAATAACAAGCACGGGGTGGATGGGACGTATCACTTTGAGGCGACCTATTGGGTTAATCGAATAGGAGCAGACAATCAATCTTACGTCAGTCCTAAAAGAACTTTTAATGAACGCTGTCCTATTCACGAAGAATACTCTCGGCTTAATAATGATCCTAATGCTGATGAAGAACATATCAAAAGTCTGAGAGCAAAGCAACGACAATTGTTCTACGTCTTGGATCATGATGAACCTGAAAAAGGTGTTCAGCTTTGGGATATGTCGTACTGGTTATTCGGTAAACAGCTTGATGAAAAAATCATGCTGGCGGAAGAAGAAGATGGGTATGATCAGTTCTTTGATCCTTACGATGGACTAACTATCAAACTTGGGGTCACAGAAGATCAGTTTGCCGGTAACAAGTTCTACAAAGTTGCAGCTATTGATTTTGTCAAACGAAAGGATGAGATTGAGGAAGAACTTTGGTCTGACTTAGAACCTCTTGAGGACTTACTAAAGGTCCTTTCCTACAGTGAACTGAAAGCTATCTTGTTCATGGAGGATCCAGAAGAATCTGAAGAAGAAGATGAAGAAGAAACTGAAGAGGTAGCACCGTTTGAAGCTGACGAGGATAAAACTGAATCAGAAGAAGATAGTGACGACGATGACTGGGAAGAAGACCTAGATGATTTTGATGATTAGAATTATTTAGGAGACCAGTAACACCATGCAGGGCAACGGAATGCCTTGCGTGGTGTTTTTACTTCAAGGATATAAACTATGAATAATGAAGAGATTGAAAACCTACTAAAGCCTAAAGACAAAGAACCACCTGTCAAATCTTCCGACTGGCTCTCCTCAGGCTCCACTATTCTTAACCTAGCTTGCTCTGGTTTAGCTAAAGGCGGATTCGCCAAAGGCAAGTACCATTTTATTGTCGGAGATTCTGCTAGTGGTAAGACTTGGTTGAGTTTGACTTGTCTCGCAGAAGCGGCAATGAATCCAGAGTTCGATGATTACCGATTCATATATGACAACGTCGAGGATGGCGCCCTAATGGACATAGAAAGGTTCTTTGGGACGAAAGTCGCCGAACGAATGGAAACGCCTACAGCAGACTCTGATGGCACTCCCATGTGTTCTGCTACCGTAGAGGATTTCTATTACAATGTGGACGATGCTATTCTGGAAGGGAAGCCGTTCATCTATATTCTTGACTCTATGGATTCTCTGAGTTCAAAAGCAGAGCAAGACAAGTTTGACGAACAGAAGACAGCAGCCAGAAAAGGCAAGACTACAGCTGGATCATATGGCGATGGTAAAGCCAAGACCAACTCAAGTCACCTGCGTAAAATCTTACCTCATCTCCGAGATTCCAAATCCATCTTGATCATCATAAATCAGACTCGTGATAATATCGGCTTTGGTTTTGAAAAGAAAACAAGAAGCGGTGGACACGCACTAAGATTCTATGCCACTCTGGAGATATGGTCCAGTAAAGCTGGCCAGCTAAAGAGGGGTGTTAGAGGAAAGGACCGAGAGATAGGTATCAATGCCAAAATCAAAGTCAAGAAGAATCGGTTCACTGGCAGACTTCGGGAGATTTCAATCCCCCTCTACCACTCCTTCGGGATAGATGACGTAGGCTCTTGCGTTGATTATCTTGTCGCGGAGAAGTATTGGACAAAGACCAAGCAGACCATCAACGCTGATGATATTAAAATCAAGGCGACTCGTGAGAAGTTGATCAAAGAGATTCAGAAGAAAGACCTACAGGGCAAAGTATCTTCTTTGGTTGAAAAGGTGTGGAATGAGATAGAGGCTGAATGTGCGATAGACCGTCAGTCAAAGTATAACTAGGACCTTCCTCCGAGGCACCTGAGCAAGTGCATAAAAGGCTCAATCTTAAATTATCTTCAAAAATCTTCTGCGGTTTTATTCTATACATATAGTGGTTAAATAACCACTTTCTTTTTATTTTGAAAAAGTGAAGATTTACTTCTGTACATTGACGATAAGTCTGTTAGGCTTAAAGAGTCAAGTTAATAGTTCTTAACAACAAGGATCAATCAGATGTCAAACGCAACAATCAAATCAGAGCAACTCACTAAAGCAGATTTCAAAGTCATCTTAGATGTACTGAACGTATTCGATACAGAAACTGCTCCCATCGCAGAAATGAAAACGGATGAATTTGAAAGTGAAGTCCTAGTTGCTTTCAAAAAGGTTCTGGACATCTGCAATGACAAAGAATCTGAACTTACTGAAGAAGATTTCAAAGTCATCTTAGATGTACTGAACGTGTTCTACCCCGAAGACTGCAGCCACCCTAAGATGAAGGATGATGAGTTCTTTGAACAAGTTAGCGTTGCTTTCAGAAAGGTTCTGGAAGTAGTTTAATTCCCTTTACTTTTTCACACGGAGATAAAAATGAAAGAGTATTCACTATTGAGCGGCGGCAAAGAAGTCGCCACCACGGAAGCCCAATCCGTGGAAGACGCTGAGAGAAATTTCAGCACCATGGTTTGGGCTTACGGTTTGACCGAAGTTGAGGTCAAGGCGAAGTCCTAACCGGGCGGGCTGGCATCCCAAACTGCCACCTTTTTAATTCCCAATCACAAGGATCAAATCAAATGTACGGCATCTGCAATTCATGCGGCGAAGTATCGCCAATCATCACAATCGAAGAAACGGAAGACCACTACGGACTTTGCTCAGAGAGAGGGCCATATCACGCTTGTACAACATCAGCTGAAGTCGAAGTTACAGAGTGTTGCGAGGACTCCGACTTTGAGTCCCACGACCCAGAGGAATAATTCAAAATCATTTCAACTCGATAATAATAAAAAGGATGAAATATGGATCAGCCAAAATTCAATATTATCAAAGTCACTAAACAACATATCAACGAACAAATCGCAAGCACAGAATACACCGAGGAGGATTATATCTTAGGTGAGTTTGACATCGAGGTCGTTCACGTCGACGGGACCAAGTCCTATTACGGCAGCTATCGAACCAAGTCAGAGGCTTATGAAGCAACCAAAGGTATGAGAAAAGCAAAAAATCTTTTTAGATACGGAGATCAATCGTGATGAATATATTTGTACTAGATGAAAATCCAAAGATAGCGGCCCAGATGCACTGCGACAAGCACGTGGTCAAGATGGTCGTAGAATTATACCAGCAACTCGGATCGGCATTACGACGACACGAAGTCACAGATGACCAGATGCCCTTAACGAAAAAAGGCACTCCTCTCAAAGGAGGCTATAAGGACCATCCGTGTACCCGATGGACTGGCGATACTCGTGAGAACTTCCTGTGGGCTTGTCATCACGCCTTGTCTTTATCCGATGAGTACACATACCGATATGGTAAGGACCATTTCTGCCATGACGGCATTCTTCAGATGACTACGATGTATTGGGCAATCCCTAGCGGCAATCGTACCCCGTTTGCTCAGGCCATGCCAGATGAGTTTAAGAATCAAGATGCGGTCCAAGCCTACCGAGATTATTACAATGTCAATAAGCGTGAGACGATTACTTGCGAGTGGGTCAAGGGACGACCAGAGCCTACTTGGTGGACAGAGTGGACTCAACCCATATATCAAAACCTAAAGTTTGAAGATATGGATCAAGACGATTACAATCAACTTCTATCTGTGATGGGATAACACGATGGCTAAAGGCTCTCAGTTTGAACGTGACTTTTGTAAGCAGTTATCCCTTTGGTGGACTGAAGGGGAGACGGACGAAATGTTCTGGAGGTCTTCCAACTCAGGAGGTCGAGCCACAGTGAGAGCCAAGTCCGGCAAGTCCACTAAGGGGCAATGTGGTGACGTGGCTGCGATTCATCCAGACGGCGTTGCTCTTATCGACTTAATCACATTTGAACTCAAACGCGGCTACTCAAGATCAACTATTCACGACGTGTTCGATAAGCCCAAAACAGCGGCGACTCAAACGTGGGAATCTTGGTATGAGCAGGCCACGACATCTGCTTTAATCAATGAATCCTTCTCATGGGCAATCGTCCATAAGAGAGATAGGCGGGATGTGATGATTTATATTCCAGAGTTCCTATTCGATGCTCTTTCTATGTCAGAGTGTAAGCCTATCATACGGTTCTCCACAGACCTTGTAGTAGACAAGCAAGTCGTATCCGATACGATAGTCATGTTGAGATGGGATAGCTTTATGCAGCTTGTGGAGCCGTGTAAGGTAAAAGCACTTCGGGATAATCTCCAGAATACTTTGTAGGCTTTATGCTACATACATAGCATAGAATAACTACTTTCTTTTTATTTCTAAAAAATGAAGATTTACTTCTGTACATTGACGATAACTGTGTTAGGCTTAAAGAGTCAAGTTAATACTTCTTACGAACAAGGAACAAACAAGTGACCAACGACCTAATCAAAACTCGAAAACGCCTAAACCGACTTCAAGCTGAAAAGAACTTAATGAAGTCAAACGGAATGAACATCGAGCAGGTCAGTTCCGAAATCAAAACCCTATGGAATAAACTTGACCGAATGGTCTCAAATCGCAGAACAGCCAATCGTATCGGCCGTTCAATCTAAGTAAAATCACTTTTCAAAATCTTAATCACAAGGATCAAAATTATGAGTTACGGCGAATGGAAAACACGAGGAAAAAATTGGGCTCACCTAGAAATCGACAGCCCTTGGAATTGGACTTTCGACAAATGGGAGCATCACGAATATGACTCGGCTGAAAAAGCAGGACGGGCGATGAACTCTTTGCTACGACAGTGGCGAACATTCGACCTCCATCACATTGACGGTCTCAGCTGGGAATCAAATCCAACAGCTGCCAAATTCATAGCTTATCAAGCAGGTGTCAAAGGCAGAATGATTGTCATGATTCCAAACGGAGAACATCAAGAATACTTTGCCTTTGACAAAGAGTATTACCAGTCGGCTATGAATGACTTTGCCGAACGCCGACTCAAGGAGCACAAAGAATCCTACAAGGTTCTTAATCACGAGCCTACGGAAGATCAGAATCCACAGCTTGACTTGAAGCATGAGTTGATCAGAATGTTTGAAGCTATGATGAAGACCGACTCCTTCATTGACTTTGACTATACAAAGACTGCTTGGCACTCATGGGTCCTGGCGATGAACCACGGCGAGACCCACAGGGCTGATTACTTTATGAACCTGGCGCAAGGCACCCCGAGTTCAGTCGAAGTTAGGAATCCAGTCGAAGTTAGGAATCACCCAATCTGGTAAGAACCTGTTGACATCCTGAGCATGATGAGAAACTGCTCTTTCATTTCAAAATCATCTCAACTCGATAATAATAAAAAGGATCAATCCGATGAAATATAAAAAAGAGCAATTTGAAAAAGACTACAAGCAAGCCTTAAATCTCATATCAGAATTAGACTACCTTCTGGACACTATCATCATTGATGTCCAATACGACCATATCCCAAACGGAGATGTGGCGGAGGAGATACGACCTCTACAGATGCGACTTCTTCAGAAACTCGCCAACAAGGCACCGAACTCTTTTCAAAGGACTCTTGATGAGGTTGTTTTTAACCTAAAAGAAATCAAGGAAAAGAAATGCGAAGTTTAATCCTTGTCTCGGTCTTTCTCTGCTCCGCCACATTCGCTGGCGAAGTGGAGGAGACCATGAGACTGGCTCCCAAATATGAAGCTAAAGCTGAAGTTGTCTTATGGGATATGACTCGTGTCGACTTGCTCAATGATGAGTATGCGATAGAGGTCGAGTGGCCGAAGAAATGGGCAGAAGCTATTGGTCAATCCCTTTACTACTCCATTGTGACGAACAAGAAGCCTGCCATCATCTTATTGATTAAAGATAAGAAATCAGAATCAAGATACATTTACAGACTGCAAACTGTAGCAGCTAAACACGGAATCAAAGTTTACTTGGAGGAAGTATCCGATGAATAAGAATATTATAGTGACAGGAGGAGCAGGGTTTCTCGGCTCTCATCTTTGTGAAGTCTTAGTGAATAACGGAGACAATGTTATTTGTGTCGACAACTGTGTGTCTGGAAGCAAGTATAATGTGGAGCATCTTTTTAGCAGCGGTCGTTTTAACTTCATCAAACATGATATTCAAAAACCTTTACACAGTCAACTTCAGGAGTTGATTCCCAATAAGAGAGGTGTTAAAGCAGAGGACCGAAAGATTAGACAGATACACGAAATCTATAATCTTGCCTGTCCAGCATCTCCTCCTGCCTATCAACGCAAGCCGGTTGATACTATGAAGACATCGGTCCAAGGTTCGATAAACATGCTTGAACTTGCTTACAAGTACGGAGCTAAAATCCTACAAGCATCCACAAGTGAGATATATGGAGAGCCTTTGAATCACCCGCAGCAAGAAGAGGACTGGGGAAACGTAAACCCTATAGGAATCCGATCATGCTATGACGTAGGGAAGCGGGCCGCTGAATGCCTATTCAACGATTACTACAGATTGTACCAGATAGAATCCAAGATTGTCCGAATCTTCAACACGTACGGACCTAGAATGGATCAGTTTGACGGTCGAGTTATTTCCACGTTCATTCGACAAGCACTTCTCGGAGAGGACATTACGATATTCGGAGATGGTACGCAGACTAGGTCTTTCTGTTACCGAGATGACCTAATCAAGGGCATGATTAAAGTGATGGACCAAGTAAAGCATCCGCAGTGGCCGGTAAACTTAGGGAATCCGAAAGAGATCACAATCAAAAAAGCAGCGGAGCTGATTATCGAAATGACGGACAGTAAAAGCTCCATTGTGTATCGAGACCTCCCAGAGGATGATCCGACAAGAAGAAAGCCGAACATTGGCCGTGCGAAGGAGTTGGGATGGGAACCTTGCGTGGACATCAGAGAAGGTCTTAGAAAGACCATCCGTTACTTTGAGACCATAGGTTTATTCAGAGAACATGTCCCATATGCATTATGATGCGGCGAAGCCGCTCAGAAAATAGCTTCATTTATTTCTTTATTATTTTAATAAAATGAAGATTTAGGGGTTACTTGTGACGATAAACCTGTTAGGCTTAAAGAGTCAAGTTAATAGTTCTTACCAACAAGGATCAATCAGATGGCTCGCACAGTAGAAATCAAAAAGACTTCCACCAACGAAGCAAACATCAGCGACCGTACAATCAGCTACGACATCTATGTTGACGGAGCATACAAGGTGACAGTCAACGACATCATCGAAGCACTTCAGTTACAAGACAAATACCTAGCATAAATAAATCATCATCATAAGGATCAATCAGATGATCACTAAAACACAACCACAGTTTATCCGAGAACGACACGGAAGCCTATACGACAGAGGAATGGCTGACAGCTGGTACAGCCGACCGGAGAACCCACACTGGTATCCAAACGGGTCTTATAACGGCGAGCCCGTCACAGACTTAACAGTTGAAGAGCAGCTAGAATATTATAAGGGCTATGTTCACAACGAACGGTCTGGTGGTAAGAAACAATGGTAACTGGGTAGCCGTCCGCCTTCACCTTAGACTCGATGGTGGTGATAGGTCTGGGGAGACCGATAAGGCGGGCGGTGCTTTTTCTAATTCATCTCAACTCGATAATACTATATGTTGAAAAGAATTAGAATTAGGAACTTCCAGAAACATAAGAAGCTGGATGTTGATTTCTCTCCGAACGTCACGACGATTATAGGCTCCAGTGACTCTGGCAAGTCGGCTATCGTTCGTGCACTCAAGTGGGTGTGTCTCAATAAGCCCAATGGGAATAGTTTCATACGGAACGGACACAAGTCCTGTAAGGTTCGGATAACGGTCGATGGTTCTAAGATCACCAGAACTAAAGGCAAGTCTAATACTTATGAAGTGAACGGTGAGAAGTTCCACGCATTCGGTACTTCGGTACCCGATGAGATATCCAATCTCCTTAAGCTAGATGAAATCAACTTTCAATCTCAGCACGACTCGCCTTTTTGGTTCTCTGAATCAGCTGGACAAGTATCTAAGAACCTAAATCAAATCATCGACCTATCTATCATTGATAGAACTCTATCTGGCGTTGCTTCCCTTGTTCGCAAATCTAAGGCGGACGTAGATGCTTCTGAGCGGTCTCTATCGGCTAGTCAAGAGCAGCTTAATGGTTTGAAATGGGTACAAGAAGCCGCTAAAGAATTCAAAGACATCGAACAACTTACTGACAGCATAGAATCGAACGATAAAAAAATAAAAGACATCCAAGAACTTATCTCACAAATATCTAAAGCAAATAAAAAGACTGCTATCAAAGAAGACTTTGAAAACGATTTGAACGCCATCATGATTCTTTCCCAGTCCATGGATGATACGAGGATAGCTGAGCTGTCTGAGATTATTCTGGAGCGTAAAGAGTTATCGGTTGAAATCGAATCCTATTCCACACGGCTCAGTGTTTTAGAATCAGAACTTGATGAGATAAAAATATGTCCGACCTGCCAAAGACCCCTGTAGCGGTTCTGGTATCCGATATTCATCTATCCGATAAACCACCGACGTTTCGTAGCACAGAGCCGGATTGGTTCGCTGCCATGGCTAGACCGTTAAAGCAGCTTAGATATAGGGCCCTTGAACTCAACGTTCCTATAGTGTGTGGTGGCGATGTGTTCGACCGTTGGAACAGCTCTCCTCAGCTTATTAATTTTGCTATGGATAACCTACCTGAGATGTACTCGGTAGCGGGCCAGCACGACTTACCGCACCACCAGTATTCATTAATACAAAAATCTGCTTATTGGACACTCTGTAAAACTGGGAATATCATAGACCTAAAACCAGAGCCTACTCGGATAGGTGATTTGATTCTCTATGGCTTCGGCTGGAATATCGACATTAGCCCACAGACTCGCAGAGACGATTGTATTCATTTGGCTGTGATTCATAAGTATATTTGGTCTACACGCAGTACCGGCTATCATGGAGTCCCTAGGCTTAATCATATAAAGGTGCTCTCAGATAGCTTAAAGGGGTATGATGTAGCCCTCTTTGGGGATAATCACAAGGGGTTCTTAGCTAGAACAGACAAAGGAACTATCGTATTGAATAACGGGGGATTCATGAGAAGGGCTAAAGATCAGTTGGATTATATCCCGTCAATAGGAATCCTGTACTCGGACGGCACGGTAAAAAGGGAGAAGTTGGACTGCTCCAAGGACTCCACTTTAATTACGGAACATCACGGATCAATAAAACCTGAGATTGATTTCCAACAATTCATGGATGAATTAAATCAACTCAGTTCTGATTCTTTGGATTTTGAGAACTCTATTCGGCTCTATTGCGAGAATAAAGAAATCAAAGATGAAGTTTATTCATTGATTACGGAGTTACTATAGTGCCTAGGAAACAACCAACCTATCTTCCGAGCAAAGAAGAAATCGAAGAAAGAATCAAGCAGCTTGTTTTTCTTCGTGACTCTGGTCTCGCAGATAAGATTATCGAATCAGTAATGCACCACAATAAGCCTAGCTTTGAAGAGGTCGTGGATGAGCTTAACTCCAATATGTTCTCCATAGCCCAAGAGAACCTATTTCAAAAGGTGGAGTCATGAGCTTATACCCGATTTATATTCCTACAAAAGGGCGACCAGATAAATGTCATACGGCTCAGAATCTTCAGAAACATCAGATACCCTTTAAGCTAGTGGTTGAGCCTCAGGACCTAGAATCTTACAAAGAACATTATTCCGATTTCTGCCTAGTGTCTCTGGATAAAAACGACCAAGGGATTGCATACGCTAGGAACTTCATAAAGAAATTATCTCAGAGCAATAAAGATGCTTATCATTGGCAGATAGATGACAACATCCGACATATCAAAGAGCAGATAGATGGCAAGTACATCTCGATTGATCCAGCTATAGGATTTGAGAAGATACAATCACATGTCGAACAGTTCACGAATATCGGAGCCGCTGGCATGTCTCATCTCGCATTTGCCTTTTCTAAGGAAGAAGATATTCAAATCAATCAGCAAGTTTATAGTTGCGTCCTTTTCAAAAACGATAATACTTTGGAGTGGAGAAAAGACTGCGTGGAGGATACCGATTACAGCGTACAGCTTTTGATGGCTGGCTTCTGTACTTTGCTATTCACAAGAATAGGAATTGATAAGGTACATTCACTATCCATGTCGGGAGGAAATACAAACAGCGAATATGCAG